GTAAATTTAACAGTTCCATTAGCTGTAAGATCATTGAAGGTAACATTATCAGTTGTTTCTAATCCTAAGTCAACTATTGTTGTTACGCCATTTATAGAAGCTGATAATGTACCTTGTGCAGTTGAGCTAAAGGCAGATGATGATAACGCACCGTTTAAGTTAGTTAGGTAAGAACTAGTAGCAGCATTAAGTGAAGCGATACTTGAGCTATTAGTGCTTATGTTACTAACATTTGTTGAAATGTTGTTTGTGTTAGTGTTAATTGAAGTAGTGTTACTATCTACTGAACTACTTAATGTATTATAACCAGTAGTACCGGTTATATCAACTTGTGCTGATGAAGATACTATGTTTTCAGGAGTATATAAGTTAACTTGTACTCCATCTCCAGTATCTGTAACTTCTATGTCGAATACAGTTCCTTGAGTTGTTTGTATGAAGGAAGCTGTTTCTGATGGCAATAAAGTAGCGGTATCATTATCACCGTTTCTAAAGGCGATTGTTCCACTTACTAATCCTGCTGGAACTCCTGTTATTGAATTAAAGTCAACTTGAGACGAACCACTAAAGAATGTAAAGTTAGATAATAATGAACCAGTAGCTGCATCAACTACACCGCTGATATCTGTGGCGATTTGAGCTGAGCTACTTAATATACCGTTACCAACTGTAAGGGTTATTGTATTTGTATCTGAACTAACATCTAATCCACCAGCGCCTGAAATTATTAATGTTTCAGCATTTGTGATTGTAATATTACCACTATCACCACTGGTTGCTATATCTAAATCGTATGGGTCAATTGCATCTGCAGTTGTATATGCTGCACCTGTCATGATAACATTACCAGGACCAAGTACAAGTGGTGTAACACTACTATCACCACTAAGAGATGTTAATGATAAGCCATTAAATGTTGGTGATCCACCTGTTCCTAAACCTGTTACTGTTAAGTTATCTGTTAAAGTTTGTACGGAGCCATCATTATCTAGTACAAGATCTACCTGACCCTGCCCATTACCAGCAACTAAACCTAAAGTACCTTCAACTACATCACTAATACCTGTAATATTATCAAATGTGATTTGTGTTGAGCTGCTAATTATTTGGCTACCTACTAAGTGATTATGAATGGAACTTGAAGCACCTAAAGCAATAGAAGCTGAACCTAAATATACTGTATTATTTGTTATACCAGTACCATCAACGTCTGAATCTGCAGTGTAATATGATGCTGTAGATGAATTAATAACAGCTATACTAGCGCTGTTAGTGCTGATATTAGTAACATTAGTTGCTATGTTTGCTGCGAGTGAAGCAGAAGCCGCATTAAATGAACCACTAATTGCATCCGCAAGTTGGGCTGAGCTTGATACTACACCATCTGAAAGTGTAAAATCAATTCCTGTTGAGCCATTAGCACTTAATGTTAAACCATTTCCTACAGCATTAAGTAATAATTTAGATGAAGAGTCAAATATTTCAAAAGTGCTAACTGCCGCTCCATCATTAGAAGCAGAAACACTTAAAACAAATGAGCCTGAAGATGCTAATATTCCATTAACTTGGTCTACTGTAGCGTAATCAGCACTAGCAGACATAATTTCGTTGTTTACTATTACTAATGGTCTTCTTTCGTTTGTAGTATCTCCTGCTATGCCTGTTAAGTTTAATTTTACAAATGATGGTGTTTGGTCTGTTCCTAAAGTAGGAACATTTATAGTTGAAACTGTTTCACCATTTGTTTTTAGGCTAATTTCGCCTTGACTAGTTCCTGCTACTAAAGATGAACCACTTAATACTCCGTCACCTACTACTTGTAAGAATCCTAATTCGTCTATTTGTGAAGAACCTGAAACAGTTCCTGCTGGAAGGTCACTTACAGTAAAGTGATTTAAATCAAAAATTTGTGAAGATGAAATAGTTAAGCCACCTACTAGGTCTCCTAATGCAGCTTTTTGAACATCGTTTTGGCTATTTTGCATTAGGATCATGGATCCCGATGTATCACCCGCAGTTGATCCTATTTGTGCAAATAATCTTACTATATCTGCGTTAGTGTCACCTAATTGTATTTTTTGACCTGGTGACTCAGTACCAATACCAATATTACCCTGAGTTAAAAGATGGATTTGTTTTTCATCTACAAAGTTTTGTAAAACAAGGTTAGCAGATGGATTATGTTGTAATTTAGATCCAGCAGTTTCGTTAGCATTTGCTACTCCTAAGTAAATAGCTTGACTTCCATTAGTAGCATTATTAAAGAATAAGTTAGCATCATCTATTTTAACATTACCACTAAATAAAGAAGTATCACCAACTGTTAAAGTATTGCTGGTTTGCATAGGACCATTAATGTTAAATCCATTAGATGATGGATCTTCGTTACCATTAGCTAAAACTTGTGCTAATGTTAATGGGACTGTAAAGTTTGAACCTGTTGTTATTGTAACAGTTTGGTTAACTTGGTCTACACTGTATATTATTCCTCCAGCGGCTTCAAAGTTTATATTGCTGCTGTTTGAATCGGCGAATATGTTTGCGGCTCCTATAAATGAAGCTGTTGCAAAAGCAGGTACGTTTGGCTCACCTGCTCCGTCGCCTCCTAAGTCACTGATTAATTTACCAGGCTTAATAGCTGTGAAGTTTCCACTTCCATCATCGTCTAAAACTAATACACGGAGGTTAGTAGCGTCATTTGCAGCAGGAACTCCTGAATAAAGGATAGGTTGGTTAAATCTTAAATTATCTGTAGTGAATGTAGCTAATTCTACATCGCCTTGTAGGAATTTGATTTGATTTGTTTGGGCTCCTGATTGGTTATCACCATTACCTACAGAGTTTATTGAGTCATATGTGCTACCTACAGCACCTAAAAGAATACGGGATGTACCTATATTAGAACTACCATTGTATATACCAGTACTATTAATTTGGCTTCCTTCAAGCCCATCCGTACTTGTAATTAATGAAGTTTTTATATATGAAGTATTAGTACCAGCAATTGTAACACTATTATCACCTACTTTTAAGCTATTAACGGCGGTATTACCAAAACTAGCACTTGCATTTAAGGCTTGAATTTCTGAGCCAACTCTATCTAATACTAAATTACCACTAACAAATAAATCACATCTAATTTGAGTCTTATAAATACAATCTCTACCTAAAGTAATAGTACCATCTTTTCCTGTTGGAGTAGTAGGTTTAGTTATGCTGAATGCCGTTTCAGAATCAGCTCTAAAGTCTATAACACCACTTTCTGATAAGTCAAGAAATGTAGTATTATCATTAGCGTTATAAAGAACATCATACTGAGCATAGTTTGTACTAACTCCTGTCCCTTTAGCGCGAGAGTCTGTTGTAGAGACTATTGATTTACCTGCTCTTAATTCTTGTATGTCTGTAGCTGATAATGTATGAGATACTCCACCTTCAGTCAAAGTAATAGATCCCGAAATTTCGTGGGATCCTGTAAAATGTCTAAAGTTATTATCTAATTCATTAATACTTAGGGCGGCGCCTTTATCTGATCTAAATGTTAATGCCATGGCTTATGTGTATTGTGTTGTAGTGTTGTGATATATCAAGTATAAATATTAAGTAGATGCTACAAAATACTCTACTTGTGAGGGAGCATTCATAGCTTTTGCTTTAATTGAAAGAAGCTCAGTAATATTGACAAAGAATGTGTTTTCTACATAATCATTATCAACATAATCTGAGAAATCGTCTACGCGACTTGTAGCTGAAGCGAGTATTAAGGTGCGTTTAGGACCGACAGTATATATAATATTATTGTCTAAATCTGGGACTATATAAACGTCAACATCATTGGTTTCATCTAAGTTAGTGATTCTAATGTATTTTACATCAGTTCTAACAAATGATCCTGCAGTTTGTGAGTTCTCATCTGCTGAAAAAGTTATAATTTCTATAGCATCTTCGTCATCACTAACGTTGCTTATAGTATCTACTCGACGAGTAACTTGATTGATATCGGGAATTACAGTAGTAATGTTAGTTCTTTCACGTCCATTACCAAGGTCAATTGATTCACGAATGCTAATTGTAAGATTTGCCACGTATCAGGGTTTGTTTATAAATATAGAAAACCCCAATAAGACTTTAAATTAGCTGTAATCTTTCAATAACTCAAATATTTCGTCTAATGCTTCGTGGCGGTGATTTTCTTTAAGTACGATTTTATTTACAAATTGCGAACCTTGTATTTTAGCTACTTCATGGATAGCTGAATCGTTTTTAAATTTTAAATCGATCTGTTGACTATCACCTGTAAATATCATCGTTGAATTTTTGCCTAAACGAGACAGACACATAGTTAGTTGCTGTTTGGATAAATTTTGGAATTCATCGATTATACACACAGCATTTTCAAATGTTCTACCACGGAAATGGGTTAAAGATACCAACTCAATATTTTCTTCGCTTTCTAATTTTTGGAGAATATCAGGTTTATTATATACCTTTCGCATATTAGAACGAATAGGTACTAACCATGGTTCTAATTTTTCTTCTAAAGAACCAGGTAAAAATCCATTATCTTCATTTGATACAGTAGGTCGCGTAATAACAATTTTATTAGTCATGCGTTTAAAGTACATGTCTAAAGCTATTTGAACTGCTAATAGTGTTTTACCACTACCTGCTTTACCAATTATAAAATTAAAGGGGCGATGGAGGATTTGTTCTTTCGCAGCTTTCTGCTCCTCTGAGAGTGAGATAGAAAACTTAATAGGGCCTTTAGGAGGCACCTTATCAATATTTTGTTTAGCCATTGAAACAATTTTTACAATCATACATATAAAAAAGGGCCGCAAATTGCGGCCCTTTCCTAATTTATATCTCTTAGTCTATTACACCAAGTTGAGGTCGTGGATGAATACCTTACCGTAGAAGTCTGGGCGAACCATCTTCTTCGCGTAACGTGTCATGATACCTTTTCTTGGAGTGAACGATACTGGATCGTATACAAGAGGAGTCATAATTAATGGGATGTATGGGGCAAATACAGCACCTGTTTCGAGGAACTGGTTACCTTTGTAACCCATTAAGATTACGTTTTCAGTCATGTATGGGTTCTTGTAAACAGTGTATCTAGAGTTAATAGCACCGATCTTCTGAACACCCATCGCGTACTTGTTAGAATCACCAGGTGAGTCAGCAGCGAATCCAGGAATTGATTCGAGGATTGTGCTTACCTTTGGAGAAACTACCATGAAGTTAGCGCCACCGCGAAGAGTCTTCTGGTGGATAGTGTTGCTAACAGACTGGAGCTTAACACCTAAAGTCTGGAACCAAGACATCTTAGTGTAGTACTCGTTGTTAGTAGCAGCAGTTACAACACCAGTGTCAGAAGCTTCATCACCTACTTTTGCACTCCAGTGATTTACAGTATCTGCGTTTCTAATCAACATATCGAGTAATTCGAGGTCGATTTCCATTGAAATATACTCAGAAAGAATAGACGTCAATTCCGCTTCAGCGTCAATGCTGTGGTAAGCATTAAGATCCTGAGCGAATTCTGGTGTCCACTGAGCCTTTAACTTACGAGTTTTCGCTGTAACAGTATCACTGTTTAGCTTAACGTCGATAGTTGGGATTTCAAGACCAGAAACTGCACCACCTGTGGTAGTATCAGTTGAATCTTCAAAATCACCTCTGTCGTCAAGGTTATCTGGGTTTTTCAAGTAACGAATTACCATAGCATCTTCATTAGCTAGGTCACCTGCTTTAGCATACATTTTAACAAAACCGTCACCAGCTGTAAAGGTGTTGAATTGGCTAAAGTTAGTAACAGCATCACCACCAGCAGTTACAATTTCAAATGCTCTAACAGAATCTAAGTCAAGATCAGTCATTGAAGCTGTGTTGACTCTAACCTCAGCAACAGTTGTAATGTCACCAGCAGCACCCGCAGCTGAAGCAATGAATTCATCATCAAAATTTAAAGATGCAGAAGCACCAGCCTCTAAAGCTACGAAAGAAGCTGAAACGTCAGTTAGTTCAGCGTGAGATGAAGTTAATAAATTTGAAGTTGATGTAGCTTCGTTAATAGAGTAACCAAAACGACCAGCACCATAAAGACCGCTACCGGCACCATTTGCAGGAAGCACAGTTTTAGTTTTATCAGCTGATGCAGCGTATAAAGAATCACCTTTATCAAATTGGTTAAAGTTATTACCATATTGGAAGTCTAGGTAAAAGATAAGGCCTGAAGGGAGGTTCATTGGCTGAACAGACACGAGGTCTTTAGCAACGATCTCACCAAATACTCTTCTAACGAGTGGAAGAGCAACACCTGCCCATGCTTCACTTTGGCCTGTAGTTACAGAAGTACCAGCACCAGAAGCACCTAACGAGTTAGCCTCGTTTACTAATTGTCTAGCTTGGTTCTCAAGGAGAACAGCCATGTTTGCTTTTTCGCTCTCGTGGCCATTAAGACCTTCCAAGAGACCGGACTTTTCCCACTTACCCGCCAACTTAGCTGATTCAGCTTGTTGGTGTTGAAGTGGTGAAGCGCCCTCTAATAATGAGTTAACATTCATGTTTTCTAAAATTATTTGTTAATGTTTGCGAGTTTTTGGAATCTTGACACTGTTTCGTCAACGGATTCCGATAAAACCTTTTTAGGAGCAGTTCCGACGGGCTTTGAAGCGCGTGCTAAACCTTCCTTAATTGCTCTCTTTTCTACACCTGTAAAGTTGAATGATTCTTGAAGTGTTTCAAATACCAATTTAGCTTCACTAGTTGTAGTAGCTTTGTCTAAGGCGTCAACCACCTTAACTTTCTGTGCTTCGTTTAAAGCATTAGCTCTGAAGAGTTTGTTGCAGTAGAGAAGTTTGCTGTTTAAAAGGTTCATTTCAGAAATGGTTTCTTTAAGGGTAGAAACAGTTGCGAGTGCTTCATCACGCTCCTCTTTGAGTTGCTTGACGGCGCCATCGTATCCTGTGCTACCTTTTCCAGACTTACCATCGCCAAATGGAGCGCCAGGCTTACCTTTAGCAGGACCAGTGCCCTTGCCAGGTGAATCACCGTATGCTTCTTTGACTTCTTCTTCTTTACCATCGTCCTTTTTCTTCTTTTTACCTTCTTCGATTTCAGATTCGATTTCAGCAACAAGAGCATCGATGTCAAATGTTTCTTCAATACCTTCTTTTGGTAAATCAACGGCACCAGCAAAATCTTTCGCAAAGAAATCTTTTAAACCTTTACCTATACTACCACCGGCATCTTTGATTCTTTTTTGAACCTGGCTTTTACCACCAGCAGCCATAAATTGACCACCTAATAGAGTACCAAATAGCCCTAATAAGACAGAAATAGATTCATTAAGGGGTTCTTCACCTTCCTTTTTCATGTCATCGTCTTCATCATATGTCATACCTTCAGACTTTTCGTCTTCCTCATATGACATTTCTTCAAGCTCAGCCATGAGTTCATCAAGGTTGATTTCTTCATCGAGGTCTTCTTCAAGACTAAATTCTTCCTTCATGTCCTCATCTTTTTCATCTTCGTCATAGGAACCTTCTTTCATGTCTTCGTCTTTTTCATCCTTCATGTAAGACATTTCTTTCATGTCTTCGTCTTTTTCGTCTTCCATGTAGGTTTCTTCGAGTTCAACATCCTCTTCAATTTCTTCTGCTAATCTAGCAGAAAGCATTGATTTTAATTTAGAGTCAAACGCTTCTTCTAACGCCATTTTAGCGTTTTGCAAAGCGACTTCTCTAACAGCTTTCGCATCAGCGATTGCTTCTTTTAATAATTCAGCCATTTTACTTAATTTTTTTAGGCCTCCAGTAAATAAAATACGGGAAATAGAGATTTTAGTATCTCTAATAGGGATTTGTTTTTAAAATCCAGGGACGTCATTTTAAGATGACGTATGCTTCTGGAAATAAATATAAAAAAGGTTTGGAAACCAAAAATTTAATCGTATATTGATAACAAATTAAATATTATGATGGATTTTATAAACGAAACATTTACATTAAACTTTTACCTAGGTTATCTATTAATAGGTACAGCTACATCATTTTTAATAGAAGCTGTAATTAGATGGTCTGGTCAAGAAGTTAATGGAAGAGAAAGATTGTCTATGATTTGTGCGTGGCCAATAATGGCTACGGTTTTTATATACAATTTTGTAAAAGGATTACTAAATAATGATTAACACTTACACATACCTGTGTTATCACAAATAATATCACGGATAATATTGTGTACTTTAGTGTAATTAGCCATTGGGCGCTCTATACCCTCTTTTAACTGCTGTGGTGTTAATGTAGCACCAGGAGTAGATGGGGTAGACACTAAATCGAAGCATAGCAAATCAAAATCCTCTTGTACCATAAGTACACCGTCTGAATTTTCTTCTACGGAACCCATTCCACGAGACGAAATGCCAACTGGTACACCTGCTTGGAATAATGATTTTGCTATGTTTCCTGCTGGGGTAGGTAGTATTTCGATCTGACCATGTACGTCATTTCCATTCCACCAGCACTTATTAATTTTATGAGATACGTTATTTAAGTTAATAACAGATGAATCGGGGTGGTCTAGTTCGCCTAGTGCGTTATTTTCTTTAACTGGACCATCAATATATTTTGTCATTTCTCTTTCGAGAATTTGTCTTTCGTAGATACGGCCATTAGCGTTTTTAACACCTGCTCTTTGGATAATACCCTCTACAATAAGCGGGCCACCAGATTTCATTGACGATTCAACTAATAAACGGTCAACTTTTAATGGGATAATATCTACGATTAAGTTATTCATCTTCCTTGTCCTCTATATGATTTTTTATAGTTTTTTGAATTTTTGTGGTTGCTAGTTTTTGTTTTAGCATGTACACCGGGACGAGTTACTTTATGCCCGTCGTTATTAAATTCAAATGCGCTAATTCTTTTTGCCATAACTTATTTTCTTTTTTTACGTTTCTTTTTAAATGCGAATGGGGTCATGTACCCTATTCCTTCACCAGGTGTATATGAAGTACCTGCTCCAGAGGCACCTAGTGAATTAGCTTCTTCTAATTCAGTTTTAATTAGTTCGCGAACTAACTGTCTTAATTGATCTGAATTCATTTTTGTGTTGCCTTAAGCTCATTAACCAAATTATAATAGTTAAGAAGGTTAATTACGTTATCGTCGTGAACTGAAGATTTTTTACACAATGGTTTAATCAAGTTTTTAACTTCTGTAAGTTTAATTTGAGTAACTTGATCTGTGTTTTTAGCTAATGTTTCGATTTCTGCTTTTACCGCTATAATTTCTTCGTTAATAAAACGCTTCAATTTAGGGCTGTTTGAAACATTGTATACATACTCTTTAAGGAGTGTTCTTTGATTATCTGCTAAACCAGAGTATTTTTCATTAAATTTTTCCATTAACATTTTATGTGTTAATGCTCTGGTTTCTTTATCAAACTTTTCATATTCTTCCATTACAATTTCCTTTTTAGGTTTGTTTGGAAGACCTTTTTCTGTAACGTGTTCTAAAATTGCAACTTTAGAATTCACTACAGACATGGGGTTAGCGTCTTTATTCTCTAATAGATTATAGACGCTAGCATATATTTTATAATTAGGCACTTTAGCCTTAAAAAAATCTTCTATATTGTATGTATCCTTTATTTCTCTAACAAGGTTATATCTTTCTCTTCTTAAAATTGATTTATTCAATTTATTATGAGCATTCATTAATGTCTCAATAAGAACAGTAGCGCTTGATTCTTTTTCAAATTTCTTGTTAAGTAAAGCATGGTAAATTTGATACTCTTTTAAAAGAGTTGAATTTTTGCCAAAAAACTTTCTTAAGATACCTACAGCCTTTGGTTCAGAATTTGAAATAGTCTCCGAAGTAATTTGTCTCGTTAACAATTCAAATAGTATCCCAGTATTTTTGTACTTGGAGTGCTTAGGTTTCATGCATGAATGGGTTTATTCCTATATAAATATGTAGAGTCTTCTGAAACTTTACTCTTTTATGATGTTTTCTTCGTCTAACATAGACGACTTATCTTCTTCAGATAATAGTTGTTTTCCCTTTAAACGATTTAATGATAGTTTCTTAAGTATTCTTGAATTTTCTTCAAGTGCAAATGGAGAGACATCATTAGTTCTATTAGGACTATCGTCAGCTGTTAAGCCACCTTTACCAAGTGGGTCGCGGCTAAAGTTACTTTTATCCGTACCAAAATCGCTTAATTTAGATTTAGGACGACCTGGTTCGTTTTCATCATACCCATCAGGGATATCTTTAAGTCCTTTATCTCTTTTAGTAGCATATAGATTAGCTAAATCATGTGGGGTACCATATGATTCGCCTGATTCTATAGGATCGTTACCTTCATTTTCTATTTGGTTAGTGCGGAAGATATGAGCAGCATCATCTAGGGATCTGTTTCTTTCATGATCCATTTCTTCTTGAGAAAGATTAAATACGTTTTTATAAACAAAATCAGTTGAAAGAACTTTTTTATCTAAAATAGAGTTTGCAAGTTCAACTTTAGACTTATATAATTCAGTCTTTTCTTGTTCAAATACAATTGAAGGGCCTGTGAGTGATAATTCAAAATCTACTAAATCTGAATCTGTAAATCCCTGAGTATATAAGTGAACTAATGCTATTTTCTGTAATTCAGAAACGATTGTTCTTTGTAGGCGCTCAATTGTACGAGCGAAACGAATATCCATAGCAGCTAGCGTTGATTTGCCTTCAAGGTTTTCATCGTATCCTAAGAACGCTTTTGGAATTTTAAGAGCGGCTAACATTCGATTCTTTAAGTATTCAATATCCGTTGTACCATCGTAATCAAGACCTTTTGTAGTTTCAATCTTAGTTGACGCATCATTACCTCTAACTGGGATATAAAAATCCTCAGTCATGTTTTGGATATTAAATTTTAAATTATAGTCACCAGTATTTTGATCCACATATGGAGTCTTTTTCATCTGGTTAACAGTTTTTTGCATAAACGTATCAATTTCGTTTGGTGGAATACCACCTACGTTCATGTAGAAAATTCTTTTTTCTGGTGCGCGCATAATTCTGTGAATAAGCATTGCATCCTCCATCAAGATTAACTGCTTAAATACTTTACGAGCTGGTTCAAGATATGAACGGCCATATGGGAGATAGTTAGCATCTGATAATAGTCTAAAGTGTGCTACCTCATAATTCTCAAGCTTCATTTGATCTGTTCTTCTAGCACTATAAGTGTTAGATTGTGACAAACCGTTAGGATCTAGTACGAACTGTACATAACTTGGGTTTTCGGGGTCTAATCCTTCTTCTCTTACTACCTGATATACAGAAAGTGGTAAAGCATTATAAACACCAAATTTTTCAGATATTTGAAGGTGAAGATAAAAATCACCGTATTTACACATTTGACGAACCCAAGATGGTAAGTTAAATTCTACATTAAGTACATCATAAAATAAGTTATGAAGCACGCGTTTTACATTATCATTTGATGATTTAATAGTTAATACATCACCATATTCATTTTTAAGGGTTGCTTCTTCTGAGATAATATCAAGTGCAGGAGCAATTAATGAATCATAATCCATCGCCTCATAATCGCTATAAAGCTGAAGGCGCATAGATGAGTAGTTAAGTGTAGGGTTGTATTGAAGTGACGAACCTACTGGCTTGTGTAATCTTGTAAATCTATCGTAAAGTGAGTTAGACTCTAGGTTACCATATTTTTGGATACGGTCAGTATCCATTATCTTGAGTTGATTACCTCCAACGTTTCTTATGATAACGTCGTTTGAAAATAATCGTCTTAATCGTGTAAATAAGCTAGTATCTGCCATATTTATGGTTTATAATGTGTGTATAAATATTTAACCTAGGAGCCAAGACAAATCTTCATCTTTTCCTCCTACTTTCATTTTATACGCTTGTTTAGGGTCGTTTATTTTAGCAGTGCTAAAAAATGGATTGTAAGTTGCTTTAGTTGTATTTTCAAGCATAGCTCTAGTTAAATCAACTCCGTGTTGAGCGAATTTTAATGCAGTATCTCGCACGTAACATGCTGTAGCTATAGACATTATTAAGTCGTCATTATAACCTGTTTGGGCTTCTGGTCGTCCATTTTTCCAAACGAATGTTCTTAATTCATCTAATGTACGTCTTGATTGAATTTGTATACTTTGTTCTTTAACATACGCATCTAATTTTGCAATAGTTAATGGTCTAGTTTTAAGCGACATTGTAAAGCCGGGTACCATTTTTGATTTATCTATTAAATCGTATCCTTTAGCAATATACGCCTCGGCATCACGAGTAAATTTTTCATCTTTAGGGCTGTAATATAGGTTTTCATAACCCATATCAATTACTTCTTGTATAGCAGCCCAACCAATGTTTGCGTTTTCAATAACAAGTAATGCTTTATTATATTCAGTTGCTATGTTATATAATATTCGCCCAAAATCTTTAGTTGGTACTTGGTCTTTAAATTCAGCTACTTGTGTACAATTTTCAATGTCTATAATATGAAATGCTGAGTAATCTTTTGAGTCACCCCTTGCTACGTCAGCTACAACCATATATTGTCTTGTATAGTCTGGGTATTCCCAAACCCATAAACTACTATTTATACCCCTTTTTTCTAGTGGGTCTTTTAACATTGTAGCTTCAATATGGTTTAATACTTCAGGTGGGAATACTGTATCACCAGAGGTTGTAAAATCGCAGTCACATTCCTGTGCCGCCATTCTTTCACCTAATTCATCATCTTGCCTATCTCTCCATTCTTGATTTCTTTCTGGGTGTACAGTCCATGGTAATCTAATAGGTGTAAAACCGCTTGTGCCGTCTTGTGCTTTAATCCATTGTCTATGGAACCAGTTACCAGTACCATTTGGTGTAGATAATATTATTGCCCTACCACCAGTAGCAAGTGTTTGTTGTGCTGAACCCCAAATCTCTTCAATTCTATTTTCTTCAATAAATGCAGCCTCATCAATTACTAGAAGTGAAATTGCTTCTGATCTACCAGCATCGCCTGCTGCGGATACTGCTTTAATTTGAGATCCATTTTTAAGTCGTAGTGACAGTCGGTTATTTTCTACTGTAGGTAATTTTAACCAACTAGGTAACTGATCGTACATAAATCGTACTTTAGTTACTAGGTTTTTAGCTGTTTCTTGTTTTGTTGCAATTACAAGGATATTTTTATCCTTTTGGAATAGCATCATGTGTAAAGCTATACCTGCTGAAAGTGTTGAAATACCAAGCTGTCTTGATTTTAGGATTACTGATTTATCGTGTTTATTTAGTAGTCCTAATACTTTTTCTTGGAATGGGTATAGGTTAAACTGTGTTCTACCTCTTGTTGGGTGTTGAATCCAACAATATTTTTTCATAAAGTAAACAGGATCGCTTGCTGATTTGACAAATTCCTGCTTTATAATTGCTTTAATGTCTGCCATCGTATATACGTAGCTAAAAAGAAAGGGGACCGAAGTCCCCTTAATTTTAATATTTGGTTAAATTATATAAGGTAGTACTTTTCATCTTTCATTAATCTCCTCATTTCATCTTTACTGAATTGAGGGATTGCCCTTCCACTAGCATCCATTTTAAAAGCAGGGAGGAATTGTGTACCATCTAAATCAGATAATTGTGGCATAGCAAAAATTTCAACATCACCATTATCATGAATTTGTACATATCCATCATTTCCAACAGCGTAAATGCCTTTACCTAATTGTGGTTGGGATCTTCCGAGATCTTCAAGATCCTTACTAGTATAGTAATTAGAACTGAATTCAAAATTATCATATAATCTTGTAAATTCTTCTTCGTTCCAAGGGCCTCTCATGTTAAAACCATAGATTTTGTCATTTGCCAAATCATAATATCCGGCACCCCCAGAACCTACACCACCTAAAATACCATCAGCAAAGTTGAATCCAGCTTTTACTAGTATATCTTCAACGTCTCTAAGTTGTTCGTTAAGACTTAGTTTTTTTTTGATATCACTTTCAGTGATTAAACCAGCTAATTTTTGCATACGAAGTGTAGATTCGTTAAGTTCAAATGCTTCTTCATCAATAGCATCTTCTTCAACTGGAATATCTTCATCCATTACTTTGCCTTTTTCGTCTTCATCATAGTTTTTAGGTAAAGCCATTTTTTTCATTTTACCATATTCTTTCTGAAGTTTAGCTTTAGCTCTTTCAAGTTCTTTAAGTTGCTTGCGAACTTCTTTAACAGCATTCTTATCCATCATGTCTCTAAACTCATTATCTTCGTCAATACGAGTTAAACGACCTTCAGTTTCCTCGATCATTTCATCGATTGCTGCAAGTTTAGTTTCAAGGGCGGCTCTGCGTCCTTGATTTTCAATTTCTTTCATCTTTTTAGCTAATGGGTTTTTAGCTTCTTTGATTTGCTGTTTAATGTATTTTTCTAAATTTGTCATAGTGTTTGTGTTTTCTTCCATTCCGAATCCACCAAAAGCCATAAGTTCCTCACGGTAAATATCGTTTTCAGCTTTTTTATATGCGTTATTAGCTACTTCTATAGCATTTGCTAATTTTTCAGGAGTAAGACCATATTTTGCAAGTTGGAGATTATTTTCTTTTACTTCTTTTTTTACAGCATTAAGAAAATCTTCTAAAGAACCTTTATCAAACTGCATGTCAGCTAACATTTTCTTTGCGCCACCATCAAGGTAATTTGTTTCAGGTACTTTTCTATTAAAATCAGCAACAGTCATCATTTCTTCTAATGCGTCAATTGAACCTAAATCTAAATCTTCAAAATCACCAAAATCCATTGCTGTGGGATCATCAGCCACATCGAATTCAGCATCTCTGCGCTTTCTGCCTCTGGTTTCAGGAGCATCAGGGTCGCGAGTTGGTTCTTGTGCTTTTTTAAGTTGTGAGGTTAATGTAATTAAGCCCTTCATTTCAAGCGCTTTTAAAAATTTATTCGCTTGAGCGGGGCTACTATATGAAGTAGCAGCAATTACGTCTTTAGAGGTAAATCCTCCATCTTGAACCATTGTTACTGCTAATGCTTTTATTTCTTCAGGTGTAAAACGCTTTTTAGGGCGTTTTTGTCCTGGCGACTTATATGTTTTAAGAATATTGTTTACACGTTGCATGAATTGAAGAACTTGTTTCATGTCAGCGTTTTGACTAAGTTTAAAGATGTTCGATGTACGAGGCATCTCAGATAATTCTTCTTCAACATATGAAGGATCAGCACCAAATATAGGATCTGGTGACATATCTTCAATACCCGGAGGTGTTATATCGTCTTCTCCTTCAGCATCTGCTGCTCTTTTATCATCTAATTCTTCATCGTCTATAAAAGATTGAGCCGCCATTTTTTCTGGCGCATCACCCATTTCTTTTAGGGCTGCTTCGATTTCTTCGAAGATAATTTGTTTAATATCGTTTTTATTCATTTTGCGCAAAATGTGTGTTAACAACAATAAATATATAAAGATCAATCAGGCAGTGTATAACCTATAGTATTTATCAAGAATACTGTACCTAGAAAACCACCTGCGACACCTACCCACGGTCTGTTATACCATTTATCAACTTTATCTAAACGATAAACGTATAAATCTATTTCCTCATTTAGTAATCTTATTTCTTGATCCTTGTATAGGATTATAAGACTATCTTGTTTAGCTAACTGTTCGTGCAGTTTAATTTCAAATTCTAATTCTTGGATTAAAACTGTTTTAACCGAATCCTGAGTACGTAGTGTATCTAAAGCCAGGAAAAACTCTTCAAGTTCCGTTTGAGGAATCTGAAGAGTATCCTGTGAATAAACAATACTAGATACTCCTAATAGTAGAGCGACTAGTAATTGCTTCATGACTTAGCTTTTGGCTTACGACCTTTACCTCTGTACTTGTTTTCAAAGTTTTTGGTAGTTTGTTTAGCATTAGAAGTGTTTTTAACTTGCTTCTTAGTGTTACTTACTTTTTTCTTTTGAGCAGTGATTGCTTTTTTAGTCTGAGTTTTTTGTTGCTGAACTTGCTTGGTTTTAGCTTGTGTCTGCTTGACTTTTTTCTTAGTTTCATTAACCTTTTTAGTATGTTGTTTTTTACTTGTGGCTGCAACTACTGTAGCTGTCCCACCGATTGCGGCAAATAAGCCTAAAATCCATTTCCAAAGTTTCATATTAGTTTTTTTTAAAATTGTATATATTTCATCATTTGATTAATTCGTTCTTCTGTTGAACCTTTCAATTCATAGTGAACAGGACGATATTTTGTTAAAAGTTTTTTAATTTCTTTATCTATTTCTTTTCGATACATAGTATCAGTTTCACGAACCCCGTTATCTTCCATTTTCATTCCTTCAGGAGAAATATAAAAAATATAATCATAATCTTTAACAAACCGTGAAGCATATTCAGCAAATGCATCTCCATCAAGATAACTTACTTTTCTAGCACAATTTGTAAACGCCATAACATCAATAATTGTACGATCAGTAATTAAACGATCTTGCATAAGTTCAGTTACACGTTCAGCTAAAAATATTGTTTGACCTTCAATAGTAGTTTCATGATTCAATGGAATACCCAATGAATTAAGATACTTACTACGCTCAGTTGTAAATGTATAACCCTTAAATTGCTCTACTCGTTCAGAAAGAGCTTTAACTAGTGTTGTTTTACCAACACTCATTGTTCCACAAAGTCCTATTTTCATTATCCTGCTGTTCTTGATTTAAATCGTGGGTCTTTATACCATGGAATGCCTTTACCATCGCGTTTAGCTTCTTTCCACTCTTCTTCTGTTTTTTGTATACCATAAATATAATACTCTCTTCTGCGGTTATCACCCTCTGGTATAAGAGCTGGTCCATCCCAATTATGAAGCTTACTATCCCAAATATATGCTATAGTGCCATCTGGTGATTTCATTTTTCTAGACTTAGGGAAGTCTTCTCTTCCCATAAGTTTATTTTGTTTTCGAATATGGTCGTTTATTTCTTCTTGTTTCATTTTTAAACTGTTAAACCACCAATATAATTTGCATCAGTAAGGTGGAAATATTTTGGGTTCATATCGTTTTTAGTTAAAATTGTATCTGCAACATATGTTCCTTGTGCACCACTTACTGTAATACCTCTAGCTGAGAGAGCATCACCTACAAAGTGGACATTTGGAATTTCTTGAAGAGATAAATCACCGTAATGTACGAGTGGTTCTGGTGCAAGATACTTAACTTCTGGCATATAAATACCCCAATCGTTACCTAATGTTGGGAATATTTTTTGCATATCTTCAATAAAGTCAATAATATATGTTGCATTATCTCCAATAGCATCGTATAGAACATCTAAGCTATCTACGATTTCTGTTTTGACATAATCGCCTTCACTTGTTTTAGATGGTACTCGCTTGCTAGGTGAGTAATAGGTTCCAGTACCATTAATTTGAAGTTTTTTAACAGCTTCACGTGACCAATCAAACGGCTTATTAATACCTCTAATTTCCATTAGAATACCAAAGTTAGTCATATCATTACGATATGCTTCGTCTTTTTTAGCGTGACCGTTATAGCTGTGATCGCCATATGTTTCTTCAACAGCAACAAATGCTGCATTATTATTTGTACAGAACGACCTAAGTGAAACACCTTTATCTTCAAATTTGCGATATAGTTTAAAATCATAGCTAATATCGATTAACTTTTGGAAGTGTTTTTGTGGTGCCTCAAAACGTACACCAATTTGTACTGGTTTTGGTTCAGTAGGTTGATTATTAGTTTCAATTAAGTATTTACCAAAATCAATACCTGATTTACCAACAGCAAAAATTAAGCGGTCGTATGATTCAATACCGTTAGCAGGACGAGGATTTTCTATATTGTTAAAAAATGCTAAATTTCTTTCAAAGTCAATTTTATTAACTTTATGATTCCAAATAAACTTAACACCTTTAGAACGAAGATATTCGTACCAATTTTTACCAATCTCGTGCAAATAATCTGTTCCAATGTGCCATACAGGGAATAATCGTAAACCAAAATATGGTTTGATAAATTCTGGTTCTTCTACAGGATGAGAACACTGTATAACTTCTGGTTTAGGATGGAATCGTCTAAAATTAGAAATTACTTCATCCATTAATTCCATTGCGCGTTCATCGCCACAATACTTTGACATATGACCACCGATAGATGTATGGTAAGTAAGTTTACCATCTGACCAACCACCAGCGCCCATAAAGCCTGTCATGACTTCTTCTGGCTTACGTTTATATGGGTCATTACCCATATCAATAATGGTGATTTTTTCGCCAATATAACCATTATCAACTAATTTAGTTGCAGCGTTTACGCCCGCTACACCGGCTCCTATGATTAATATTTTTTCCATGATTTAATCTTAACTTTTAAATATACAAAAAAAAAGCTGTAACCCCAAATGAGGTCACAGCTCTCTAAAATTTTATTTGATCGACTGGCTATGAATCAGTCTATACGTTATTACATATATTATTCTTGTTGGTACTTAAAATTATCTTCAAAATCTCTCATAAGCATATTACCTTCTAAATATGCTTCCATTTCCATTTTTCTTAAGTGGTCATCTTTTTGGGCATATTGGGGATCACTAGAATCGCCTAATTGTAAATCACCGCGTTCATTTTGTACATGGTGAATTAATTCATGAGCAAATGATCTAAGTATATCTTTAGGATGACGCCCTGTAATATATAGTACTATTTTTAGTTCAGAAGGATCATAAAATGCAGTTCTGCCTAAAGTCATAGCTCCATTCTCCCGATCTTGTCTAAGAACTAAGCTAGGGGTATTACGGATATTAAATTTTTTAACTGCATCTCTATAGATACCTGCCGCAGCTTGTTGGAATTTAGGATTATTATTCATTATAATTCAGTATCGTCTGCTGGTTCTTCAGCGGGTTCATCTGCGGTGGGTTCTTCACCTCCTAAGTCATCAGAAGCAGTTTCTTCATCGTCAGAAGCTATTTTACCCTTTTGCATTAATTTTTCGAGCTCGTACTTTGCACCTCTAATATCGTCTTCTCTATCTAAGTCAAATAAAATACGATTAATATCAGCTTGCATATAACGGCCATTATCTATTAAATTAAATGATTGTCCATTTTCAAGGAAACATTTAAATATAGGCTTAGGTGCTTTAATAATTTTAACGTCAACTACAGCTGAGGGGGGAATACCTAAAGTATCTGGTCCTAAAGCACTAAATGCTCCCGGGGATAATTGACGCAAATCATATTCGCGTTCCTCCCTTATCATTTGACGTATTTTACGTCTTAATTTTTGTTCAGTTAAATTATTCATTTATTAGATACTATATCTGGTTTTCTACCTTGTGCTGATCGTTTTTTTCCTTTACCTGGTCTAAAATCTTTTTTCTGTTTGCCTCCTGTTCCTTTTATTTGTCCCTTACATACCTTAACTGCTCTAGCCATTAAAAACGGGTTATGTTTTTCACCTTGTCGTTTTCTTTTAGCTATATAAGCATATCCTCTTTTACATAATGCTTCGTCTAAATATTGTCTAATATATTCTCTTAATATATTATTCATTCTTCTCTCATTTTAGATCTTTGATAATCTAAGTAATGGTATACAGCAGACATGTAATCAGATGCTTTAGTTAATTTAGCTTGAACCCATGCTTCTAATTGAGTTTCATCTTCAATCATATCGCATAATGCTTTAGCATAATTTTTCATTTTAAGCATTTGAGATTTAGCCATACCTCCTTCATAATCAAAATCATCATTACCTAAATAGTCAGGAGCATCTGTATCAAATGTAACTAATCTAGGGGCTCCTTTTCTATGGGGCTCTTTTGGTTCAGGTAAAGCCATTTGCATATCTTGTGGTGCATCCAATTCATCCATACCCCCTAAATCTATATTTTTAAAATCTGAAAATTTTTCTAAATCTTTTAAATATTCTTTTCTTTCTTCAGGACTTAAATTAGCTAATTTTTCTTTATTAGTTAAAGATCCTCCAGGGGGACGAGCAATTTCTTTAAATATAATTTTAGTACCATCAACAGTAACTTCACCTTTATTGTGAAGTTTTGCCATTAACGCTTTAGTGAATTTAATTGTATCTTCTTTAGATTTACCCTCTTTCATATGTTTTTGGATAAGATGTTTTAGATCAACTGTAAATTTAGTATCAGGATCTATTTTAATATCATCCTTATCTGTATCTTTAGGGGCTTTATAATCAAATTCTTCTTTATCTTCTCTCATTTTACCATATGTTTTACAAGGTGTTTGACCACAACCACAGCTTTTTTCTGCAAGTTCTTTCAATACATCTCCTACATCAGATGCTTTAATGTCGCCACCTGGACCTTTACCTGTATCTAACCATATTAAGCGTTGGTTAGCTAATTTTTTAAGTGCAGCTTTTTCAGCTGGGTTATCAGCTTGTTCAATTTTAGCGTCAATTGCTTTTAAGACTGAATCGCTCTTATTCATTTGACCAACGGCTAATAAAGAAGCAGCAACACCAAGGGCACCTAAAAATTTACTAGCTTTACCTTCTTCTACTTTTTTACCCATAGCTTTTTTAATGGCTTTATCTCTAGCTATTAGGTAATCGTCAGAATCAATGTCGCCATCACCATCGTGATCTTTTTTCTTTTCACCAATGTTTACAACATCGTCGTCTTTAACTGTGTCAGGTACTTTTTGTCCTGGTTTAACATTATAAGTTACTTCGTCTAAAAAGCTCATATTATTTAGTTTTGCCCCAAGTTTTTCCTTTACCTTTATCTTTACATTTTCCAGGTGTAGGTCGGCATGAGGGGTATTTTGCTCGTTTTTCACCTTTTTTTCTGCCACATGGCTTATATTCCATTCTACCAGTTTTACGGTTTTTTCTACCTGTATTGCAGTCAACCCAACCGCCTGTTTTACCAGGAGCACCACGGCGTTTAAACCAAGTGCGTAATGTTTTTTTTTCTTTTTCGTCTAATTGTTCGTATGCTTCTTTAACACCTTTCCAAATATTACCTTTGCGGCATCTTACAACCGCTCCACTTTTATAGGCAGATGGTTTTTTAAATTTGCGGTCAGCAATACGAAGACATCTATCACGTTTCTTTTTTTTTCTATTTTGCGATGTTTTACCTCTTCTTTCTTCTAATTCAGATTGGCAAGCATCACACCCACAACCCCCTTCATCTAAACTACTAACATTAAGTAATTCTATTACTTTATCTTTAAGTTCTTCTTTTCCTTGAGTATAAGCAGAATATAAGGTTTTTAAATGCTTTCTTGTAAATTCTGCACCAGCACCTACTTTACCATAAAACCTATCAATAGCAGGAGCTACATATTTGTCTGTTAGTTTGATTAATTGGTCAAATCCAACTTTTATCCCAACAGCCCCAAAAATTAATATTAAAGCTGATACAATAGGTTCTACTGTACCTAAATCGGCTTCAGCTATTTTTTTAGCTCTTTTAGTTGCAGTAGCATACATAACGGCTTCAGCATCTTTACCATAGCGTTTTTTAAAGTCAGCTTTAGCTCCCTTTAAATCTTTTACTATACGCTCTTTAGCTTTAGCTTCGGGTTTTGTTAGTTTGCGTTCTTGCATGTTTATATATACTGATCATTAAAGGACCGTCACCTTTTATAAGGCGATGCCATTGATGTCTCTCAATAAATATAGGCTTGTTTAAAGGAACGGGCAACTGATCTTCAAACTGAAATTGCCAATTTGTTTCGCCAAGAACTGTAATAACTCTATCCTCATCATCCATATGCCACTTTAAATCTTTTGGTTTAGTCGAAGCAGAAAACAGACGACTTGTTGTGCCGTCTGATTCTATTATATCAGTATATGGTTTACCAGAAAGTTGAGGCAGGTGTTGCAAGACCCAATTGTTTATGGTATCTAGGAAGGTTGCAACTCCAGTAACTAGCTTTAGTCCTGTCTTTTTTATTCTTACAATCATGTCTTTTTGCAAATGCTTGTGATGCTTTTTTATTTCCTAATTTTGCCTTTAATCCACCCGAACCAAATGTAACTTTTTTAATTTTTTTAGTTTTAGGGTTTCTTACATAAACATAGTAAGCTTTAGGACCCCCACGTTTTGGTTTATTCAATGGAGGATTTTTTTTCTTTTTCTTTTTATTTTCTTCAATATATGGTAAATCTAATGGCACTAAGTTACCTTCATACATTCCTTGACGACCAGCATCTGTGTGCATAAAGTACTCGTCAGCTTCAGATAAAGTTATTTTACCAGTTTCCCAAAGTTCTCTAACTTCTTTAAATAATTTAACGTGAGCATTAGAGCTAATTCTAAATACTGATTCATTTAGGGGGATTTTGTTGTCTAGATGGTATTGTAGGTTTTCAGATACTTTAACCCCTTCATTAAGTTTAGTATCTTCACAATTACCACAACCACAATCGCACCCCCCGGGTTTTTTACCAAATAAAAGTTCTTTAAGCTTGATCATCTGTTTTGTTTTGTTTGTAATCGTCAACTTGTTTTCTAAACTCAGCGAAATTAGTTGTCATTTGTTCAAGAAATTCTTCTTTATCAATTCCTCCTTTCCAACGTTCAACTTCACCCCTTTCAGAAACATATTGAGTATTAGATTCATTAATTGCTTCTAATAAATATTGTTCAAGGTCATCTAAATAAGAACTAGCGTTATTTGCTATCATATTACGTTCATATTCTTCATATTTACCTTCAAGCTTTAATTTAGCTTCCATATCAATAACACAATTAAAACACATTTTATGTATTTTATACATTTGGGGATCATGTTGGTTTTTCATTAATGACCCACAGTTAGGGCAAAATAATGGTAAGATTGCTTCTTTTTTAACTTTATCAAGTTTAGTAGCAGTTTGTTTTATACCATTTTTGACAGTCCATTGTTTACCATTTTCTTCCCAAATGTCACCTTCTTTATGATCTTCTTTTTTAGAAGTAAAACCAACTTGTGTTTCAGCGGACTCACCTGATTTACCTTTTACCAGATTTCTTATACGCTCAACATCTTTTCTTTTAAATTCTTTATTTAACATCACTTATATATACAAAAAGACCCCTTCCAGTGTAGGAAGAGGTCTTTAGAAAGCAAAATAATTTAATTATCCTCCTTGTCCTGCTATTACTTCATTAGAAATAGTAGCACCATTACCACCGTAATATGGAAGTGGTTCAGACAGATTTAGGTGCGCTTGTTGCGCTGCTATGTCTTGAAAATCTATAGCAGTAAAGAAAGCACCATTATTTGAAGAAAATTCTCCATTTTGAGCTTGTCTACTGTGAATAGATCCTTCGAATAAGAATTTGTCTTTTAAGCCAGGCATGATTAATTGTTTTTAATTTGTTTGCAGTTATAAATATATAAAAATAAAAGAAAATTAACTTACGTCAAATTCACTGTATCTTAGATTAACTCCATATTTACTTAAAAATTCTTTAAGATTACCACTGCTATACCCTATGGCTTTTAAAAATTCATCTAAACCGCTTTGCCCACCTGATAGATTAATTTGTCTATCTTCAGTAAATAAATATCCTCTATAAACTCTATCGCTCATTCCTCTGGTAGCAATGTTAAGTTCTTTTAATGGTGAGCCATTTACTATAATCTGGTCGCCTACTTCAATAGAAATTCCACGACTAATTTCAATTTCATTTAATAAATCTTTTAGTTTCATTTTTTCTGGAAATCTGAGGATACACCTCCGGTTATAAATTTACCTGTAATTTTAAATGGACGAGGGGAAATTTTATCGTCACGTATAACTACACCTTCATGGTCATTTACTGAACCCATTGGTGAATCAAGTACGTCTAATATAGCGTCACCTAATTTTTCTGTTGCAAGGTATGTTGTAGCACCTTGAATAGCTTTTTGGACTTCTTGCTCATCACTAAATAATGAATCTACATTTTCGCCACCAAATACAGCAAAATACACTTGTTTACTTAATGCACCTACGTCTTTTATTGAATCAGTTTCTTCAATATTCATTTTTAAACGATCTGTTTTGGGGATATTAGTAACGTCGTTTAACCAAGAGGCAAGTGATTTGGTTTTACTACCCTCAGCAAAATCAATAGTGTAGGTTTGACCTAAAGCAGCTTTAAAGTCTGGGTCTTTTGTAAATGTTGTTGGAACTGAACCATAAATTTCAAATCCTTTCTTTTTAGCGAATGGCTCTAATTTTTTAAGTAACTCATCCATATCACTTTGTGCAAATTGCTTTTCAGATGTAATACGTTTTGTAAGCATCTTACGAGCTCCTTGCACTTCTTTAGTTTCTACACTTAATAAACCGTGAATTGCTAAGAAATTTTTACCATAGTCTTGAACATTTGATTTACCACTAACATATTCCATATTAAACATAATGTTAGGGTCGTCATATAAACCAAGTGCCGTTAATTCTTCCTGAATCGTAGGTAAGGCGGCGTTAAATATATCTAATACATCGCCACCAGCTTTAATCATACCGTGACCAGCGCCAAATCTATCTTCTAGGTCAGCTTTAGTAACGCCACGTAAATCGAGTGCCTTTTTTGATCCGCGATCCATGGCGAACTCGCGTTTTCCTGCGTTATTTATTAATCTAATTGACGCATTTACGCCGTCTATCTTAACACTACCTGGTGCTTTTTTTAAACTATCCGCAGCTTGTTCAAATGATTTAATTAGGTCTTTACCTGTTTTAACATTTTCTAAATCAAATGGGTGTGCCATGTGTCCAGCGGCTCCACCTTCATTTAGTATTTCTTCAGTGATTATATCTAACCACCATTCTTGTGAGAACAATCCTTCTTTTCTCATTCTTTGTGTTTTTCTTTTTGATGCTTCTTTACGTTTTTTAATATACTCAAAAGCAGAACGTAATCGTTTTTTTACAGCAGGGTCTTTAGCCCTAGATAATGCTGCTCTAACTCGTTGGTGAATTAAATTAATAATTTGTGATTGACGAGCATGAGATTTAGCTTTAAATGATTTTTTAGATAAAGTATCTACTATATCTTGTCTGGTACTAAATTTAACTTTTACAGTATCTCTAGGATTTTCGTCAGTGTATAAACGCCTGCCAGATCCTTTAGGTTTTTTACCTGTACCTACTTTAGGGTCACCTTCATTTACGTTAGTAGTAGTTTTTAGAGTTTTAGCTAGTGTAAGTGCTTTATAATATTTTTGGTTTTTAGCACTTCGCTTTTCCATCTTTTTAAGACGCGCAATCTCTTTATTAATTAATGATAAAGGTATTTTTTCGCCTTTAGGAATACGAAGCCTTTTTCTAACTGTGCCCTGTTTTAAATTGCCTGCTTTTTTACCTTTAGCGGCCATTTTTTCATAAGTGTCACCTTCGTCTACATTTTTCTTTGATTTACGGATAAGACTAAATTTAGGTAATTTTTTACCTTTATATTCACCATCCATTTCAAAGTTACGTACTGTATATCGTTTACCGTCTTGGTCTTCTACAGATAATTTATAACGATTAACACCCTCTCTAGAGTTTTTAATTACTTTTACTATTTTAGATTTATCTAATTTTTTACCTCCTAATGGGAATCCCTTAGGAGCTCGTAAAACATCACCAGGAAGTATTTGTCCACTATAATTAGATAAATCAATACTAATTTCTTCTATTTTATCATCTTCTAAATAGCCTAACTTTTTAGCTCTTTTAGGATCATTTGTAAATGTATCACTTGCTCTATATCTGGTTTGTTGAACTTGATTCGCCTTATAAGGTGGATAATTTTCATCTAATTGAGCATCTGGAAGATTCAATCTAGCCCAATTAAGCCACACATTTCTTACTTGATTTATTTCTTCTGGGTTATTAAAACTTTCTTCATACTCTTCAAAGAATTCATCAAATGTATCTACAAGAGACATTTTTTTTACTTTAGCGCGCTTATATAAACCCCTAACAAATGCCGGAATTTCGTGTGTTAGTTGAAGGTATTTATAAAAATCTATTTTACCTTTATATTGTTCAAAACCACCTTTAAGCTCAAACCCAAATTGGGTTATATGCTCTATTTCGTGGCGCAATGTTTCTTTTAATTCTGCGTTAAAGTTATTAAATTCTGTAGGGAATGAACCGGGATTATAAGTTATTTCGATTTCGATATCTTCATCATCTGCTGAAGCATCGAAACTAAATCCGGGAATATCTGTGTTTGGAATAAATTCTACTGTGACTTCATATTCTAATACAACTTCGCCCCCTTCAATATATCCTTCTATTTCTCCTGCTTCAAACGGCTTTCCGAGATTTTGCTTAAAAAGTTCAAATATTTCCCTAGATAGAAATTGGACTTCACTTTCAATTGTTCCTCTTTGGATTCCAAATTTTTCATATAATTTTCTTCTTAATCCCTTAGTGTATTTACGAGGGATTTGTGTCCATTGGTTGCCTTGTTTATCTAAAAACTTTCTAAGGCGTTTCATATTTTTATTATGTTTTTCCATTTCCTGTTTATTCATAGTACCACCCATAAATTCTTGCACAGGCATAGTAGTATCAACTAATTTAGTCCAAATTTCTTCTTTAATTTCTTCAGGAAGATAATCGGGAATATATTTAAAAAACGTAGCTTTATCGTTTGATTTAATTATTTCACGCATGCGAGTACCTGAAATACCCCCCGCTTGTGGTGGGACTAGTTCAATTTCTGCTTTAATATTGCGTGGTTCTGCAAATTTGGGGATACTGTTGTAACGACCATCAGATGCATCTTTTTCGCCTAACCCTAAAATAACTGTTGATCCTTCAGGAGCGACTTCTTCTACAAAATCGTATACATCTTTAACAGGAGACGGCGATTGTGCAACACTAATTGTTAGTTTTTTAGCACGAGAATCTGAATCAAATTCTTTATAAAAATTCCAAACTTCAAGAGCTAACGGAGCTCCTATACCCTCTCTTTCTTTTTGCCCAATTCGAACTATAACATTATCTGCGAAATCTGCAAGGTATTTCGCCATATTATAATGTCCTAGGTGAGGTGGTTTAAATCCACCAGGTAAAAGGGCTATTTTCATATAAACTGCAGTTTGTCAATACATATAAATTACTGATACAGGATTTTCTTTTCTACTAATCCTTGGAAAGTTAATGGTTTTGCGTTCTGTAGTATGCGAGTCATATCTTCAAAACCTATTTCACCAGGGTCTTTACCTTCAAGTTCTAGCAGAAATATTTCTTTTCCATACGCCATAAGTTCTTTAGCGTATTTAAGTGAGTCATTTATAGCGTCTTGATCAAGTGCAAGATATATTTGTTTTACGCGTCCTCTTACAAGTTCTTTGTAGAGTGACTTGCTGATTCGCTTTCCAAACAAGGGCACGGCGTTTCGCTTGATTGCGATCGCATCAAAGGCACCTTCACAAATGATAACAGGAATGTTAAAATTACAAAGCATATCGAAGCCAATAATATCTTTTGATACCGGCGGAAGTTTGTGTTTGTGGTAAGCTTGTGGATCGAACGAGCGACCCACCCAGTAGTTGAGGGTTCCATGTCTGTCATAACTTGGTATGATTATAAAGTTAGCTAATTTGCCTTCTTCAATATATCCAATGTTGTATTTTACTACGTCTTGTGCAGTAACTCCACGAGATTGTAAGTAATGCCACGCTTTATCTCTGGTTAATCCTTTTCCTTTAAGTAGCGAAACAAATCCTTCAGGTAACTGAAGTTGGTCTTTTATTTTTTCTACGTGCGCTGTTTTAAAGTTATATTGGGCGTCAATATCTCGCAGCTCTTGAAAAGCATTGTAAGGAGCTTTAATAAATTTAAGGAGTTGTATCGCTCTAGCGCCTTTAAAACCACACACCCAACATTGGAATTTTTGTGTGTATTTATTAAATGTTAATTTTTTCTTGTGGTGATTACAATTTGGGCAACTAAATACAGCTTCATCGCCTCCGCGTGCGTTTTTGCTTTTTCCTAGAAGACTTTCGAGTAAATAAATAAGGCGATCTTCCTTCATACCTTAAATATATAAAAGAAAGGTTAAAAGCCAAAATCTTTTTTGAAATATCTTCCTTCAATATTATCGTTTAAGTAATCTTCGGTTTCTAACACACCCATGCTAAAAAGTGCTTTATTTTCTAAATAAGTTAATTCTTTTTTAGAATATGCTAGTTGCAAAATTATACGCTCAAAATCAGCTTGGTTGCCATTTTTAATTTCATCCTTAATAAATTGATGAGAACCATAATAGGTTTTCCAATCGCTTTCTTTTTGAATTTGCTTGTAAACTGGTGGTCTTCCTTTACCTTCCCACAGTGCTAATTCACGTTTACCAATTTTTTTCTTTTGGTTGTATATTAACGATTTTTTGCCAATATATTTTTTTCCAGTAGGTAAGTGGGTTGTTTGGTAAACATATCCATATGTGCCTTCTGGGAATTGTTCATAACTTTCTGGTATTATCATGTATCATATCTTACAACAAACGTTGTGTCTGTTTCATTACTCATTTTTACAGGTTGGGCTAATTTACCTACTACTAATAATTCACCTTCGTCATTATATAATCCGACAGTTGTTACATATGGTCTAAAATTTGAACCAGTTGCAAAATTAGCTAATTCTCCCCTTTGAATAGTTTTATATTTTCTAGCTGTTGGGTTGAGAGTAAAATTATATTCATCTTCATCTACAGTACAATGGAATTCATTTTCAAAGATAAGTTGGTTGTTTTTAAATACTAATGAGAAATTTTCATTATCTGTAGGTTGGTTATAAGTAAGTGTTATATTAGTATCCTGTGGGGCTACTAATATTTGGTTATCAAATCCTTCCGCTGGAATAGTTTGGCTGTCTAAAGTTATAGTACCATTAACTGTGTCAACAGCAGTGATAATATAAATAATAGTATTACCTGTTATATCAGTAAAGGTAAAGGTACCTCCAACCATATCGTCTGATAAATCTCCACTGTTTATAACTACAGGGGTTTGTGTATAGTCAAAACCGCTTGCTTCGTCTACTGAGGCAGTAGCAGGTGAAGATGCTGTGATGAATAATGTTTGATTGATTGTTATAGGGTTACCATTACCCCCAGCTTGACCAACAACATCGTATATGGCACTACCTGTGGTAAAAAAGCCGTGTGAGCCTTGATCAACGTGTGAAGAGGTTACTTGTAGATTATCAGGGGTTACAGTTCCTGTAAAGGTAACATTTTCATTAGATGTATTAGATCCTTGTATTGCTAAAATATCTATTGATAGCTCATCAATCTCAATAGTAAAAGATGCTGAAACATTACCATCTAAATAATCTCCAGCATGTGTACCACTACTAAATAATACTACATGTCCTGTTCCGGCTTCAGTAAAAGTAGCATCAAAATCATCATTGGTATTATCAAATATAGTAGTTGCACCCGCGCTTTGGATGAATTTTTGGGGTGATCCTGGGATTATATCACCAGATGCGTCTGTAATTTTAAAACCAAATCCTGCATCCGCTGGTAAAGCGGGAGGATCTAAATAACTAACTAACGCCTGACAAGATCCAGACTTAAAATCAAATCTATATATTTTACCAGGTTCATAATTAAATGGTATTTTAGCTTCAATAGGTGAGAATGGATTATCAAATTGTAATTCACATAACATATTACTAGACTCAGTAGTAAAATAATCTAAACCTAGGTGCATAATTTGTCTATTCTGACTGCCACCCGAGAATGACACTATATGAATTGATGGCTGTACTCCTACATCAAATGGTATATCGGGATCCCCAGCATTTGTATGGGGGCTATTAACACTACATGAAACTGCTTGAGCTTCTTCTGAAGTAAATGAACTACCATCAAGTTTAGTTACTTGGAATGAACTAGTCAAGGCTACAATTTCTACATCTTTAATAGCTATACCTTGGTGTGGGTATACTAAGGCGTCATCACCATTAGATCCAGTAACTAAAGTAACTTCTATAGACATAGATGTGTTAGCAGCAGCATGTCCTAAATGCCCAATTATTTGAGCATTATCATTATATATAGTTTGAAGTCTATTAGGAGCAAAGCTTGATGTTTGAGAAAAATCTGTTTGTTCAACACCTTCTATAAATACTTTATACTGTAGTTGAGGAGCGTTTTCAGGATTATTTACCCAATCACTATAAATAGGAATATCATTATTTAATGGATCTTGGGGGTTATGGAAATAAAGTGACCTTAATTGGTGGAATTCATATAATCCCTTTTCACTAGTTACAAAACTAGCTGATACTTTTACAGGTAAAGCGGGTTGATAAGATGCTGTTACTACCCAATGACTTTCAGTAATTAAGAATTCTTGATTAAAATGTATGTCTACTAAACTTGGGTTAAGACCATTAGATAAATCGAGATCAGAAACTATCGTAGGAAGGGTTCCATCCATTAATAATGCAGAACCCGCTATACTTAAATCGTCTTTTTTATGGATATTACTCACAATAGTACCACCATTTAATGAGTGTGTTGAAGTAGATATTGCCCTAAGGTGGTCGTTTGTTAAAGGGTTTGGATTACTTGGGTTAGGAGCTAAACTATAAGTAGCCGTTGGGCGGAAAGTTGCTATGTGAACACCACTAAATCCAAATCCTTCTGCTGTGTTAACAGGTATTAATGGAAAATCATCTACAGATGTTAAATCACCAGGATTATCAGCACTTACAACACCCATTCTCCACGCAATGGCAGTTTCGTCTGTTGATTTTGTAATTTCAAATTGGAAATCTAAATCTCGGGCTAAACCTGATGCACCTTGGTCACCAGTAACTAGGGGGTTAGCATTCGTAAAAGTTCCTCCTATATTTGTTTCTGCTGGGAATAAAGAAGATGTTAATATGCGACCTCCCTGGAAAAAATCCGGTACTATAGCACTAGGGTTAGATTGATCGATGTCAAATTCTACTAATTCAACTCTAAGGGCAAGTGGGGTAGTTACAAATGAATGTGATACAGCAATGCCCCCAAAACCATCATCTCCAAGAGATTCACTTATATAAAAAGACGATGATATATTATCTACTATACCTCGAGTATAGTGAAATACATCTGGCAGTGGGTGCGGGGGATTATAAGCAAATGTATTAGCCCCATTTATTAATGATGCTGAATCAGTAGTAATACCATTAATAGAAAAGAAGTGGGAAAATTCTTGGTTTCCACTTATAGGATATATGTAATCTGATTCTAAGTATAAAACATCTCTTGGGCCAAATGAAGGTGATTGATTACCTATTGTTATAACAGAAGGAGATTCTATTAAAATACCATTTTCAGTTCCTGTAAGGTCGGAATCCCCACTAGGGTTGAGTTCGGTTTTAAATAAAAGTAATATTTTATCATTATCGTCTTCAAAAGCATTCCAATTAGGTGGATTAATTGATGAATCATTTATATCAGTTAAGATAGTATTAGACGGATTTAAATTAAAATTTGAAGTTAAAGTAGAAAACCCACTATCAGGTACTGCGGGCATTGCTGTTTGAGGACTTTCACATAATATACTATTTATATCATATATATCCCAATAACTATTATCATCTGCATGATAATAGACTAATTTATATTGAAATAACTGACCACCAGCGGACCCAGAGGGGGCTACTCTTATTGTAGGTGATATTCTAATGTTAGTTAATCCTTGATAAACTGCTTTTTTGTGTTGTCCTCCTAATAGTTGAGCAGATCTAAATTGAATACCACCACTATCTATGGTTTTTATTCCACTATATATGTTTGGGTGGGAGTTATTATTATTCCATTCAGAACCCGTTAGAGTAGTATCAATTCCCCCATTTTCAAACCCACCAGGAAAATAATAATTAGTATTATAAGAAGTATTAGAAGCAGTAATAAAATTTGCATTAGTATCGTGACTACTAGTGAATTTTAATTGGGCTCCGTTAAATGATGCTACGTTACCTCTAGAACCTGTAACGCTAAAGAAATGCTTAGAACCTGTAGTTTTAAAATTTCTAAAAGTAGTAGCATTAGTAATATTTTCAGACGCATTAGTTGATTGTGGAATGCCTCCAACAACTGTATTTTTATTGGCTTCAAATTTAAGTATTCCCTCTAAGTCAGAAGGAGAATTAATTATAGGATGAGGTCCAGTTTGCGCGACACCCGTTTTAGCTAAACGCCTTAACATAGAATTAAATTCGCCTGTACCTGCGCTTTCTTCTTCTAAGATGCTATCAAACCAACTTGAAAGGTGGGTTTTAGAAGCATCATTGTCACTGCTTTTATAACCACGAGATGTACTAAGGCCCGCTCCTTTTACAACAAAAGAAGCACTTTCTATAACTTGTGGAGGATGGTAAAAACCATATTCCCCTTCAGAAGCAGGATATCCAATAGCACTTAATAAAGAACCATTTATATTTAATGTTTCACCAACAGCAACATGATCATAATCGTCATGTGCAATTCCTTCAAAACTATTTGATACTTCAACTGCGGCATCTAGTAATACAAAATCAAATTCCTCAAAAATAGGACTAACAAATACTGTAGTAGTTAATGAAGAACCTGAGGTTGATAGTATAAAATCACCCCCACTTTCAGGATTTTCTGTAAATGTAGGGCTTGTTAAAATTAGTCCAGAGATTGAATCAAATGTGGGTTTATCACGGGGGTTTATTTTTTTTAATATAGATGAGGTAAAAAATGTTAATTCACCTGTAAATACATCATTGGCTACAACTTCAAAAATATAGTCAGGATCAATATTATTAGGTATTGTACCTAATGTAAGGGTTTCTGTAACTGTTTCGGCACTAACTAAAGTATTAGCTGCTACATTAGGTTTAGTTATAAGGGCTAAACCGTTTTCATAAAAGATATTACCTACAAAAGGTGAACCATTTATGGATTCAGATAAATTCAGTACTTCACTACCAGTAATTGCTTTATTTAAAATTATTATTTGAGAAATTTCACCACCAGCTGGATTAATTTCATATGAATCTACACTTCTAGATCCTCCTTTATTTCCTATAAATAAATCTGCTTCGTTGCCACAGTTTGTAGTAGTATCAGTAGCGGTTGTTTCAGCAATACCACTAGTATAACTTCTTAAAGTATTTCCTTCCTTTACAAAAATATAATTAAGTAATGCAGTTCCATATATAGGTGCTTGGACTCTACATGTTGAGTTTTCATCAGATCTTTCAAAATAAAGATTACTACCTTCAGAGTATATTGCAAAAGGGTAACTATTACCTGCGTCTACTTCTTGGCGACCCGTTAAGCTTCCTGATTCTTTAAGGTTAGGATTTATGGGGGTTCCCGCAATAGTTTTAGTAAATCCTTTAGATATTATATATTTTGTACCTATAGTATCATTTGGTTTATACCAAAAACTAATAGTGAAATCTTCATCACTAAAATTAAAATTATTACTATGTGCTACCTTAACATATCCTTCGTCTAAATTAATACCAGTGTATTCTGATAATCCACCCTCCATATATTTAATAGAACAACTTACATATTCTACTGAATTAAGATAAGTAGAATCATCAGTAAAATAGTTATTTAATGTTCCTGGGGCGTTTACTATTAATTTTCCAGTTCTAATTTCATGGTTTAAATCAGTATATTTGTAACCATAAGTAGGACCTAGATAAAAACATTTTTCTTTTTCTTTAGGATAATTTTGAGCGTGCCCATCAACTAAAGTAACATTTGTACTATCAAAAATATTTCCCTTAGAATCATCTTTATAAGCTCCATTTAGGTTAAAAGTACCTTTTTGTATACCGTTACCCGTATTTTTTTGAGATATTTCTAGAACGTTGGCACGGCCATATAGGCGCTTTTCTTGATCTATATATTCAAGACCACCTAATAAATTTGCATAATTTTGTACTCCTCCTTTATATAAGAGAAATTCTATTTGTCTATACCTTTTAGCATTAAGTATGTCTCCTAATTCGGTAGAGTAAGTATCTAAACTAGCTGAACTATATTGTGTATTAACAAAACTAATATCTAATGAAGCCGTGTTTGCTGAGCTTACATTATATTCTTTATGGGCCTCAAATGCTAATATTCCAGCATCTGAAGCCTTGAACTTTTTGTATACAAACATTAATAGTCAAGTTTAACTTTGATTAGTGCTTCTTTTGTGAAATCTTTTGTTAGTGGTTGGCTTAGTTTAGCTACTGCTAATAATTCGTTAGCGTCGTTATATAATCCTACGGTTGTAATATAAGTAGTGGGGTTATCCACCATAGATGTAAGGTTTATGTTACCTTTATCATCTATAAAAGATGGGTTAGTTGTATAGTTAAAATCTTTGTTTTTAGCTCTTACAAAATAAAATTGAGAAGAGATTTTTTCTTCAGAATCTAATCCAAATTCACCTGTGTTAAGTTGTGCTGTTAAAAGGGCTCTATTATTACCTACAGCTGCACTAGAATCACGTGTAGGGAGGGAGGTTATAAATGAATTTTCGTGTAAGGC